GATGCTGAATCTGCATTACGTACTACGCTGGTTCCCGCTGTTGGAATAAAGCTAGTAGCAAATCCCCCAACCTCAATCTGTGCGTATTGAACTGATCCGGTCACTGTGCAAATCAATGCACCTGCGGTCGGTGTGAACGTAAGCGTTTTGCGGCTAGGATATATTCCCGTCCCTGTTACGATTGCGACAGCAGCACCTGCCAAAGTGATTGTGCCCGTCCCGTAGAAACTAATTGTGTGCGCGACTGCTGTTACTGTGACAGTTTGCGTTGACAAGGATGTTCCATCAATAAGGCTATTGAGAAACAGATTCGTCCGCTGCTCCTCCATTAGCAAGCCCTTGGGAGCCAATGTTACAGGGTCATAATCAAAACGTGGCTCGTTAATCGCTGCGCTCTGAATAAGTCCATTGCTACCGATAAACGTAGCTGTCGATGCGCGTGTGAATGTAATGCTGCTGTCAAGCGTTCCAGTGAGGAAGTTGAGCGCAAGCGAAGGAACGCCAGTCGTTGCTGTACTCAAGCGACTGACATGACCAGCGCCACGACCTCCCCAATGGACGGACATTAGAGACCTTCACCTTCAGTGAAGTAAATGCGTCCAGTTGCACCGGCAGCAATAGCAGCAATGTAAAGCTTACCATCCTCACCAGGAGAGAATGTTAGAACTTCATGCACACCAGGGCCAACAGGAGCACTAGTAGTTGTGCTTGCAGTCACGGTTACATCGCCACCGCTAATCCAAACAGTCGCAGTGCCATTGTTCATAATGCGAACACTAATTGGGCTATTGCGCTTACCAATAAGAACGCGCTGGGATGATCCAGAAACGTTGATATTTACCGTGCCGCGTGCAGCAGGTGAAAAAGATCGAACCATTATATTCTACTCCTATATTCGCAATCTATCACAAGATAGATGCCACGTCACTACTGCACTCTTTACCATTTAATCTTGTTTGACCAAAACGCCGCGCTCATTTTGCCCTTGGCTATATTCTTTGCGTGTCTAGCCTTGAATGATGCGCGACGCTTCTTGTTGGATTCGCTTTCGCCTTTGCTGGCGGGTGAACCCATAACGCCCTGCTGCCCGAAACGGATTGTCTTGATCTTATCGCCTTCTTTAGCGACAACGACGTGCGACTTCTTCGGATGCGATGGTGTGCGCTTGGGCTTATTATACCCAGTGACACCCGCACGAGTAAGACGCGAATCCTTTTTCATGCAGAATGCTTACTTCTTTTTCTTCTTAGCTTTGGTCATCATCATTGGCTTGGCAGCTTTGCCAGCGGCTTTCTTTGCCATTGCCATACCCTTCGAACCGTAGCTCATTTTTCCGCCACCCATTTTCATATCAATTCTCCACTAACTAAGTTTACTTTTATCCGACTTTCCAGTTAGCGCCATCGCTAAACACAGGAACCTTATTTGCACCGCCGCCAGCAACAGTTGCGTTGAATGTGGTAGTGCTTCCGTCAGTGATAAACGCACGCGCACCAGCATTGCTAACAGCAGCAGGAAGCTGGGCATATGTCACAGGCGCTGTCTGAACCGATGTGCAGGTGACAGCGCCTAGGTTTGCCTGAATGTATTCGATGAGCGTTGTAATGGATGCACGACGGCTGTCCCCTTGATTGGGAACCCATAAAACAACATTGTCACCGCCTGATACTTGAGTAATCAGCGGAAGGAAATTGATAGTAGGCATTGCTTAACTCCACTCAATGGGGCCATCTGGCCCAGCGTCAACAGGGTCGATAGGCGGATAGACGTAAGGATTATCCCAGCGCCAAGGCTTGTTGCCCTGACCAATAGGCATTGTTTCTGGAAGTTGTTTTTCAAGCGGAAACGCTGCACGCTGCATCAGCACGTTATAAGCGTTCTTTGCCACCATCTTGGTATCAGGCGAGACAGCCTTACCATATCCAGGCGCAATGCGAACAGCGAGGTTTGTTATCACCGCTTCCCATGCGCTGTCAGGCGTGTTGGTATCTGTGTCCAAATCGGCTTGCTGTGGGCTGCTGGCGATTGGATAGCCAAGGCGAATGCCCTGTGCGTTCCATTCCATCATCATGGCATCCAAGCGACGTAGAGCGCCTTCAAGCTGTTCAGGCTGAAGGTCGAACACGTAATCTGCCAAGCCTATTTCTTCAAAGGCCGCAGTTACGAATTGTCTCTTGGTATATCCCACGATCAATCCTCCAGTTTTTCCGCAATGCGTTCAGCAAGCTTCTTATCAGAAGTTCGCGCATTAAACGAGACATTAAGTTCCTTTGCCTTAGCCTCTAGTTCGTCGCGGGTTGGGTCGGATACTTCATCAACGGCATCTTCGAATGCTTCAGCCTTTGCGATGATTGCATCTGCACGCTTTCCAGACACGGCTTCTTCATAAGACGCAGACCAGCCTTTAGCGATCAATGCGTCAAATGCTGCCTTATCCTCAGCACTCCGGTAGGCATACGTTGCGCCACGAGGCTTCTTGTGTGGGCCAGGGGTGCGATAAACTATGGTTGGCAAGTCTGTCATTTCTTAGCTTTCTTCTTGCTGACACCAGCTTCAGAGAGAGCGATGGCAATAGCCTGCTTGGGGTTCTTAACCATAGCGGCCTTCTTTGGCCCCTTTGGATTCACACCAGCATGTAACTTACCAGCCTTATACTCGCCCATGACTTTAGCTACTTTAGCAGCGGCTTTGGTAGGTTTCTTTGCCATCTATATTTCCTTTAAAGAAAAGAGGGGGAAGCCGAAGCTCCCCCCATCCCTATTAAGTTTGGTTGAAAAGCAGGATTCCTGCCATTTCCGGATTCGTCATGACCACACCATACAGTGTGTCCAGCGTGTAAAGCGTCTGGAAGGTCAGTGGATCGAACTTCTTGGTCATGACCAATTCGATACCCTGATCCGTCGATGCACGAAGAACGTCAACGCCTGCGCCATCTGGAACAGCATAGCGACCTGGGAGGAGTTCAATCGAATCCTTGCGCCAGAATGGGTTGATGTTCGAAGCCGCAACGTTCAAGAAGTTGATGCTTGCAGTTGCCGAAGTCGCTGTAACTTCAACGTTCTGATACTGAAGTTCAGCATCAGTTGGCGTCGAGTTAGCACCGATAATCGGAGGGCTGATAACCATCGAAGTTCCGTTGACAACTTCAATGACGCGGAACGTCTTGAGTTCGCCAGTCGAACGCTTCGTGATGTGGTGAACAGCTTCAATGCCATCAATCGTGAACGCATCGCCAGCAACAACGCCAGTTGTCGAGGAGACAGTGACGGTCTGATAACGGTTGTCAACGTTGAGAATGCCGCCAGTGCTGCTGGTGGTCGCTTGAGGAACGTAACGAACCTGAGCGCCATTGGTAGCGATGGTGACAGTTGCAGCGTTAGCAGCGCAACGGTTAGCATAGTCGAGCTTGTAAGTTTGGAAGCTTGCGACTTCACCAACGAACGAACGCTCATATGCGTTAGCCGACTTGTTACCAGTGAACGAGCGAGTCGCTACTGCCAAGTTGCCAGCCATGCCGTTGTAATCGCGGCTCGACAAAGCGAGGTAACGATCACCAGCCATAACACCCTGTTCGTTCATGATGCTGTCGCAAAGCGCGATGTCATCATAATCGCCAGCGGCGGTAGCTACGTCAACAACAAGCGTACCTTGAGCAGCAGCCAAATCCATAACGGAAAGGTTGATGTCCGAAGCGAGCTTCTGCTTTGCTGAATCGCCCAAGCGACCTTCCTGCAACGCGTCACGCAGTTCCAGTGCGTTCATCTGCCAAGCAGAGCACTTGTTGAAACCGAGAGTCGATGGAACAGAAAGCTGAGTCATGTTGGTGACATCAGAAGCAATCGAAGTGCCTACAACGCGGTCGAATGACTGAGCGATGTAAGGTTGTGGACGCCAGATGGTGTCGCGTGCGCGTTCCATTGTTACGCCGTTGGTGTTGTATACGTTGATGTTCTTTGACAGGATCAAAGCATCGTTGAAGCCTTCGAGGATGTCCTCAAAAGCAACAATTTCTTCTTTCGAAAAAGCGTTAGCCATATTTAATTCCCTATTCTTTCTAAATTAAGTTTTCTTGCCACGCTTGTAAGCCATGACCTTTGACAAGTCTCCGGTCTTCACGGCTTCTTCACGTAAGCGATCGAGTGTTGAGTCTACAGAACCAGAAATGCGACCACCACCACTAGTGATTGTGCGTTCAGGCGCTGTTGCTGCCTTGCGATTGGTTACTTTCAACTGAGTCTCCAGTTTAGCTACCGCGAAGGCAAACTTCACGGGGTCATTAATTGAGGCTAATTCCTTGGCACGCTTTTGGCTCTTACCAAGGGCGTAAATCAGGTGTGCAGGATTTTCAGAACCCTGAAGAACAATTCCCTGTTGCGTGACGTTGAAGATGTCTAGCGCGAACGCTTCGGCATCTTCGTAATCCCGCACCTTTAGCGAGGCACGAGCCTTCGCATAGGAATCAAGCTTGTCCTGCCATTCTTTGGCTTCAGCATCTCGCTTGGCCGCCGCATTGGATTCGACTGCATCGTATTCGCGTTTATGCTCATACCATTCAGCCAGCTTGTTTTCATATTCGTCAGAATCGTAATCACAACTTTCGAGCGTTGGCTTTGCTTTCAGTTCAACCGGCTTGGTCTCAGTTGCTGTAGCAGTTAGCTTTGCTTTCAGTTCGCGGATTTCACGTTCTTTTTCCCGATTTGCTTTACGCAACTCACGAACCCATGCAGGTGCGCGAGCTTCTTCCTCTTGAGGTGGCGATTCCTCACCTATCGAAATAACAACTTCATCCTCATCATCATCTTCATCTTCATCGTCGGCTGATGTGGCAAGGTTCTCATCATCAGTATCGGATTCAGTATCAAGTTCAGCTAATTCAAAAGCGTCGTCATTCTCCAGTTCTGCCGTTTTCATATTTTACCCCGTAAGCTCACCCAAATTGCGTGGTGGGTGGAACCACATTCGTTTGCGGCTGTAGTGCAGCCCCAATCTTTTCAGCCGTTTCAATCGCTGACTTGCGCTGGTCAATGTCAATGTTTGAAATGGTCTCTGCCGTTTTAGCACGGGTTTCTTCCGTGCGTGCAATGCTGTATTCTGTGTCGGCTTGAGCCTTCAATGCCAAAGCCTCAGCCTTGGCGGACTCTGCCATCAAGTACATAGATTGCGGATCAGGCTGCTGGCCTTGAGCCATAGCCGCTTCCATCATCTGCTGCTGTTCTTCTTCGGTAGGCTTAACAACGCCAAGCTGGACAAGTTTCGTTCTGAAGAAGTCCTTGATGTCGCCAATGCCTTCGCCGTCCATGTTCATAATGGCCATCGACTGTAGAATCATTTGCGTTTCAGGATCGGTCGTTACTTGCATCATGCCAGTAAGAGCGCGAACAGTAGCTTCGCGGCGGCTGGTGAACGATGGGCCTACGTCAACAGATACGTCGAACGTCGCCTTGCTCAGATCGTTGTCATAAACCAGCTCGCCGGTTTCGGAGTCAATGATTGGCTTCATTAGCTCGACCGTGCCAACCTGATCCATCTGGTCAAGCGACTTCATCTTGCGGCCTTCTTCGACATAAACGTCTTTGGCCATTGACAGCCATATCTCACCGCAGCGACGCATAGCCTTCGCCATGTTGGTCATGTAGATGAACGACTGCATATCCAAGCGCGTCTGGATAAGCTCTACAGCCTTGCCGCTGATGTTGCTTACCATCTTGTCGGCTTGCTGGCTGTTGCCAAGAATCTCCGCCATGTCCTGCTCTGTCAACTGCAAGAGCGCAGCCATAGCAGGCGGAATGTCAGATGACTTCGTGTAGGCAACAGGGCCAGCAGCTTGCATCTCACCATTCGGGCCAGTGATTGGGTTGACCAACAGGTATGGATAGTTGCGGATGTTATCCTCTGCCCACATCGCCTGGTGACCAATGACTTGCTCAGGAACAAGGATTGGCTTTTCAACGGATGAAAGCGCACTGATCTCACCCAGCTTCGATAGCTGCATATTCTTCAGGCGCTGTGGATCTTTGGCTAGGCGAACATGGCCCATGCAACGCTCGACGTTATCGACGAACCAACGCTTGCCGTAATAAGGAACGATTGGGATGTTCTTGCCAGCGATGTAGCCAGAGTCCTCAAGGATGCCGCCACCGCTCAAGATATACTTGTGAACCCTGCGGCGCTTCACTCGCTTTTGGCGCACTTCTACAGTGCCAACAGCCATCAAGGTTTCTTCTAGTGTTTCGTCTGCGTCAAAGTCAGCCTGCGTGTAGCGTTCTTCTTCACCGTCAATGGTAGCGAATATGCGGATGGTCTCGCGCACTTCTTCAACGCGGTAATATTCTGCCACATAAACAACGTCAGGTGTATCCCAGTCATATTCGTACTGGTGGATTTCCTTTGGCCATGTTGATGGGTCATCATTCCATTCGGCTCTGTAAGCGTCACGGGTCATGGAATACAGAACGAAGCAATACTTAGCGTCCGACTTGTCCTGCTTCTTTGCGTCTAGGTCGAAGAAAACCGAGCTGTCAGCATCGTATATCGGCTCGAACCGAATGCGCTGCTTTTCGTTCTCATCATCTTCATCGTCTTCATAGGTCGTGCGCAGACGCCATGCGCCAAAGCCACCGCCAACACCTTCTTCAAACGCATTGTCGAAAGCTTCATCTGCAACACTGTCTTGTTCGTCAGCGCGGTAAAGACCATTGCAAGTCTCAGCCAAGCCATCGTCAGGGCTTCCGTCCTTAGATACGAAGTCAACGCCAATGCGGTTGTTGCGATACTCGTTGATGATACGAATAACGCTAAGGTGGATTTTGTTTACCTCGAAGCGAGGCTTGTTCTCAAACTGCTCACCGATGGGGCCTTCCCATTGTGCGCCAGCGATAGAATAGAATCTGCGGTCTTGGAGACACTGCAAGCGCTCATCACGCATAGAAGATTGGCAACGATCAAACTCGTTCAGCGCGTTTTGATGCACGTTGTTTAGCCGTTGCTCTTTATTCAATCGCGCCATTTACCACCTTACATCTTTCAAAGCGCCAGCAGTTCATATCCCCACTAGCTCCATGCTTGCCGCAATGTGGACACGCCACTGGACTACATGAACCTGTCTTAACACCAATCTTAGCTCTTGACAATGTTTGTATTTGCTCGTGCGTAATCCATCTACCACTTACTTACAGTAGCTATAGGCATAACATCAAACACTTTCGCAGGAGCGGCTCTCCTAGAGGCTTCACAGGCATAGCGAAGTGCGTCGATCAAATGGTTGTCCTTATCCGCCAGCACGGGCAAGACTGCGCCTGTCAAGGGGTCAGTTTTGTAACTGTAGCAGCTTAGTTCGTCAATCGTGTGAACGCAGCGCGGATGCACAACAATGTCATGAGACTTGAGCCATTCAATGCCCTCCTCAACAGACTTTGGCCCTTTGACTGCCGACATTATCTTTGGAAAACCATTCTTCTTCATGTGGCTGATTGTTTCAGGACGGGCGCTGTCAGCTATTATGGGCCACTTCTCCGACTCTGGGACAGTGAGGAACAGCGATGGCGTATCCATAATCTCGCAGCCTACTTGATACGCTTCATGGTCTACATAGATTGTTCTGCCGACAACATGGCAACGGATAAGCACAGTCGGGTCAGATGCAAAGCCCCAGTCAGCGCCGAAGCGGTGCGTTGCGTCATCCGGTGATTCAAAGTCCTCCACCTTCCAGTTGCGGAATACTCGCGCTTCACTGTTGGAAAGATAGCCGCCTAGCCAAACGTGCTGGTATTTGTCAGGGTCACGCTGTCGATCATATTCCATCTCAGCGCGTAGGACATCAGGGAACCAAGGATTGTCTCTGTAGTTTACCTCTTGAACGATTGCATCTGGTGGCGGGTTCTCACCACGCAGCAACAGGTCGATAGGGTCGGTGTCTTTGCTGGGGTTCCAGGTGAACCATAGCTCAGACTCTGGCTTACGGATTGTCGGGCGCAACAGGTCGAGCGAGCGTTGCGATAGGCTCTGAGCTTCTTCGACCCAAGCGCAGTCGTAACCTTCTAACGACTTAATGGAATCGCTTGTATGGTTCTGCATTCCCTGGAAGATGATTAGTCCGTCGCCATGCCGTGACTTAATCTGGAACTCCTGAACCTCGAAATAATCCTGCACGCCAAGCTGTTCAATCTTTAGCTCCAGCAATCGCTTGACTGATTGGCTTAACGACTTCTGTATTTCACGCACGCAGACTGTGCGGCGCTTTGGGTCGATCACATGAGATTCGACAACCATTTCCGCAAAGGCATGGCTCTTGCCTGAGTTGTGGTTCACAATACCATTCGAAAGGTAATTGTTTGTTCCCCAAACGTGCAAGTCCCAATATATTTGTCGGCTGTGCTTGCGGACGAAAGCAATACTGTTTAAAGCAAACTCTCCAATGACAGGAGTTTTACATGACACACAAGGAACGTTACCAAGCTGCTTGCCAAAAAGCCTTTGAAGGCTTTGAGTTAGTTCTAACTGGTTCTCGTAATCCATCTGAGGTTGAGACTGTGCGTAATCTTGCGTCTCAAGGTTTTCTTTCCAGTGAGATTGCGGAGCGCATAGGAAAGACTCCGAAGGCAGTGCAGAAGATATTTCGTCGCTATAACTTTCCACGCCTTCACAATATTTCCCCGCCATTGCAAGATGAGCGTGTTGGCTGGAAGGGTGGCATGAAGATTGCCAAGGGATATGAGTACAAGCGAACGCCTGGGCATCCTCTTGCATCAAAGCATGGTCAATATGTGGCAGTGCATCGACTTGCAATGGAGGAGAAGCTTGGACGCTATCTGCTTGCGACCGAAGTTGTCGATCATATTGACGGGAATATCCGGAACAATCATCCTGACAATTTGCGAGTGTTTTCTTCGAATGCAGAGCATCTGCGTGAAACTCTTGCTGGTCGCTGTCCAAAGTGGAGTGAGGATGGCAAGCGTCGGATTTCTGAGGCAGCGAAACGACGGCATCAAGCGCGTCGAGATGCTGCAATTCTATCCAACCTCTCTGAGTAAGGAACTTATGTTGGTCGGTTACGATGATTGACCGACCATCACTAAACCCAACTTCATAAAGCTGCTCTAGCGTGAATGGTGATCCAGCGGTTGCGAGAGCCAGAACTCTTTTGCCATTGCGCCATGACCAGACAAGACCACCATTGAAGTCCTTGATGGCAACTTGCCCACCAGGAACATCTATTGGCGTATCTGGATGCACACAGCCACGGCCACCATGAGCGCCTTTATAGCGGCTAGGCTTTAGGAATGGCTTGAACCATCGCGGGGTTTTAATCGTTAGCGTCTGCGCCATCAATCACCTGGCGTTGAATGCGCTGTATCATGCTGCCACTGATGTTGACCTTAGCTGGCTCGTTATAACCGTGCATTGCGTTTAGCTCTTTGACTGCTGATACCTTTACTGCTCCAGAGCCTTCACGATAAGCTTGAACCAGTGCTTTGACGGACATTTCACGCGACCAGAGCTGCTTCTCCTGGACGCTTTCACGCAGCTCAGATATTCTTGCGGCAACCTTGTCGTTCTTCATTAGCTTCGACGCCAAAGGATATATCGTGTTATCCTTCATTCCTTCAGCGTCATAAGCAGCGCGATATGAGTCAGCTTGGCCTAGTCCATCAGCGATGCCTTGGCAGAACGCTTCCTGCTTTGCTGTCAGTTTAACGTGAGCCATTGAAGGTCTCTCCTGTCTCTGCGTTGATGGCTTCCCTGCCTGTAAATTGCTGCCAACGATTGATGATTAAATCCACATACAATGGGCTTAATTCCAAGCCATATGCGTTTCTTCCATTCTTCTCCGCTGCCATCAGAGTTGAACCACTCCCCATGAACGGATCGAAAACGACATCATCAGGATCAGTATACGCTTTTATAAAGAACTCTGGAAGACCTACCGGATAAGCAGCCGGATGCCCTAATGCCTCAGATTGAAAGGTCGGCAGTCTGTTACCAGGATAAGCCATTCCTGCTGAAACCGCATTACCATCAACGGCAGACACATGGCCTTGGCGTTGCGCTGCATTGGTGTTGCCAGCGCCCTTCCCCTTTGCTTTAGGAACAGCCTTTGATTCATGCTTCACTGCGTCTGGATTAAACTTCCATTCACCCTTGGTAAAATGATAGATTGGCTCAAATTGGTTCTTGAACCTTCTTGCAACCTGTTGAGGTATTCCAGCTCTCTCCCAGCAGAACTCATCTGCATAATTCCATTGCCATTTGCGCGCATGGGCCAACACTAAGTCAAATACATATAGCTCGCGTTTTATGCCTTCAGCATTAGGCTTGATGTTGCAGAAATACGAACCATCATTTTCTAGGTTGGCATAAATGTTTGTTGCAATGTCTTCATACCAATCCACATACTCATCAACGTGAATAGGTTTAAAGGATGATTCTTTATCATATTCCCGCTGTGACGCATACGGAGGAGATGTAACCACCAGGTTAATCATTTTTCCATCAAGAACCTTTGAGACATCGTTGAAGGATTTGCAATCTCCACACATCAACCTGTGATTTCCCAATATCCAGACATCACCAACAATGGTCTTCGCTGTTTTAGGCATCTCAGGAACAGTGTCTTCATCCACCAATTTAACGGACGGCAATGTCTCCAGCAATCCATCGAGAAAATCATCATCAAAGCCCAGTATCTCTAGGTTGAAGTTTTCTAGGTTAAGGTCTTCAATCTCTGCCTTCAGCATATTCATGTCCCACCCTGCGTTTAGGGCAAGCTGGTTGTCTGCTATCACTAAGGCGCGTTGTTGAGCCTTTGTCAGATGGTCAAGGATAATTGCTGGCACTTCTTCCATGCCAAGCTTTCTTGCTGCCAGTATTCGGCCATGTCCTGCAATGATGTCGTTTTTATCCGACACCAGAATAGGGTTTGTCCACCCGAACTCTCTAATGCTGGCTGCGATCTGTGCCACCTGTGCGTCGCTATGTGTGCGGCTGTTGGCGGCATATGGAATTAAGTCTGCGACGGAGCGCGTTTCAATCTTAGGTGTCATCTCAGCTTCCAATAAGGTCTGGTGCTGTCAGTATAGAGGTTGTC